CTGACCTGACGATGTATTTTGGCAGTGCCTACATTCGCATCACTGAGGGCGGCGCTGTGCAAATAAATGCCCCCGGTGGCGTGACTAGCACGGGCGGGCCATTGTCATCAAACGGCATTGTTTTGGACACACACACGCACGGCGGCATTGTGTCTGGCATCGATAACACTTCAGGGCCAAACTGATGCAAGACTTTAAACTAACCACTGACCACGACCTAGATGTGACCACGCTTGACCTGGCGCTGATTGACGAAGCAGCACGGGTGAGGCAACAGCTATTAATTAAGCTGCGATTGTGGACAGGTGAATGGTTCCTAGATACTGAGTTTGGAACGCCATACCTGCAAGAAATTCTAGGCAAGCAACTGACCCTCTACGGCGCACTAGCAGCCCTGAGAAAATCCATTATGGAAGTGGACGATGTGTTGCAGATCACCACGTTCACGCATAAATTCGACAATTTCAGCCGCAAGCTATCGGTTAGCTTTGAGGTTTCCACCCCCTACGGACAAGTGAGCGCATCGACATGACACTGACTACAACAGGCTTCACGCGCAAGCGACTTGCAGAACTTAAAACAGACTTTGACGCCAGTTTTACAGAGGCGCTAGGTCCGATTAACACGGCCCCTGATGCTGTAATCGGTCAAGTCATTGGCATCCTATCGGCAGCTATGGATGATGCCTATGAAGCCTTGCAAAACACGTATGACGCGATGTATCCGTATTCCGCTGAAGGTACAAGCCTAGACGGTGCGGTGGCATTTGTTGGACTGACGCGAAACGAAGCAACAGCCACGGTGGTGACAGCGATGTGCTACGGAGCAGAATCGACGCTCATCCCGACCGGCGCATTGACAAGAACATCAAACAACGACCAATTTGCCACGACAGCGGACACGGTGATTTCACGCTCCAACGCTGGTGACGTGGAGCTGGAAATCACGACCGTGACGAACGGCGGAAACTATCAGGTGATTGCCGGTGGTGTATCGGTGGTTTACACGGCAGACAGCAGTGCCACAGGCCCAGAGATTGCCGCAGGCTTGGCCGCACTGTTTGACACCGATAATTTTCTGGCGACTGCAAGCGGTTCAGTTTTGCGAATCCGCGCAGCCAATCAATATTCTGATTTCACGCTGACATTCGACAGCAAAATGACCATCAAAAAGCTGGGCAGCCCCGTGGTCTTTACGGCTTTGCAATTGGGCGCGGTGATTTGCCCGGTGGGGGCGTTGACCACGATTGACAGCCCGTTAGTCGGTTGGGATTCGGTTTACAACCCAGTAGCTGGCGCAGTAGGCCGCAACACCGAGACAGACGAAGAATTGAGAAATCGCCACGCCAACGCGATCAGCGTGACCGGCGCGGCAACCTTGAGCGCCATCAAGTCCCGCATTCTTGGTGAAGTGGATTCAGTGGCTTCGGTGGCAATCTACGAAAACCGCACCAGTACCACGGACACGACAGGACTGCCTCCACATTCGTTTGAAAGCGTGATCGTCGGCGGGGACAATCAATCCATTGCCAACAAGCTATTTGAGGTCAAACCCGCAGGCATCGAAACCTACGGCAACACCACGGTAGAAGTGACAGACGAAAACGGCGACCTTCAAATTGTGCGGTTTACACGTTCGGTTGCCAAGTACGCTTGGATTCGGGTATCAGTCAATACGCTGTACCCGGAGGAGCCATTGCCCACGGCAGTGATTGTCGCCATTCAGAACGCCGTAAAAGGCTACGGCGACACGCTGGCTGGTGGGGATGACATTCTGGTGCAACGTTTCTACGGCCCGATTTACGATGCAACAAGCGGCATTGGCTCGATCACGGTAGAGGCGGCGGTAACGGATTCACCAACAGGCACGCCAAGCTATTCGACAGCCAACATCGCTATCGGACGGGCCAACTATGCGACTTTTGACACGCTGCGAATCCAAGTGGTGGGGGTGTAATGCAAGACTACGCAGAAAAGTTTGTCCCCAAGCTAACGGGCCAGTTTGATGACAGCCCCAAGTTAAGGGGCATGGTCAAGGCCATCATGGACGCTTTGACCGAGCTGGAAACCCAGACAGACGAACTGGCTACCGAGCGATGGATTGACACGGCCATTGGAAAACAGTTGGACGGGTGCGGCTACATTGTGGGCGAGGCACGGCAAGGCCGGGACGATGAAGCATATCGCGAGGCCATCAAGTTTAGGGTGTTCGTTAACATCGCCAAAGGGACGCCCTCAACGCTGATTCAGGGCTTGAAATTCCTGACCAAGCCTAGTGACTGTCAATACCTTGAAAGCTACCCGGCGACCGCACTATTGTTTACCAACGGCTACCCCGTACCAACTGACATTCACAATCAAATGCAGGGCATGGCCCCGGTTGCAATATCTGATGTTCCGGTGGCTGTAAGTTACGGCCAAAAGCCATTTAGGTTCAGTAAAACATCGACCGTGCTGGATTTCTTCAAGGTTAACACCTCACGATTAAAGGTGAACGGCGCATTTTTGAAGGTGACGAAAAACGGCGACACCGAAGAAAACGGCAGCCGATTGGGTGGCATTGTTCCTGCAAGACTGAAAGTGAACGGGGTGTTTTTATCGCTAGGCACAAAAACCCTTGCGGTTTATAATCCAAACCAACTGACCTTACTAGGGTCTGACAATCTCACGGGCGTTTACCAATGAGTGATTATTTATTTGCTGAGACTTACGTGGGCTACCCAGACGGGCAGCAAAACGTGGGCGCAGTGCCTGACGCGATTCAGGCGAACGGGTTTATTCCTGAGACAGCCGGGGCCAGAGGCCAACCACTCCCAGCGCAGTGGCTTAATTGGCTGTTCCAAAAAGCATTCAGGCTGATTAACCGCGACAGGGTTTCAAACGCGAGTGGAACAGGGCTTTTTACAGTGCCTGATTCAATGATTCGCTTTGAGGCATTTGACAAAAGCGATCCAAATAAATACCTGGTGGCAATTGGCTACAAAGGCGCAACAGGCACGACCCACACCCTGAAAGTAGTTGCAAGCGCGACCCTAACGCTGGGCACGGCAACAGCCACAGGAAATCAACCCGTAACAGGCGGCGCGAACGTCATCACTCGGGGCACATCCCGTCAATTTGGAGATATTTAATGGCATTGACCACAACAGAAGAACAGTTAGTCCGGCAACTACTCGCCGAACAGGCGGCGCTTCTTTCGCTCGCATCCAGCGAATCTGAAATTCTGAGCAACTTGGGCGGCGACCAAGCCACCCTAAGCGACCTGACCGCAGCCACGTCGCTGGCTGACGCCGATTTGATGCTGGTACGCCAAGGCACGACAGATAAAAGCGTGACAGGGCTAAAAGTAAAAGAATTGGCACAAACAGGCGTGGTGCTGCAAAGCGCATTCACAGGCTCAAACGTATCGCTGACAGGCAACGGTTACCAAAAGCTTCCTAGTGGGCTGATTATTCAGTGGGGGCAATTTGCATCATCTGGAGCAACGCAAACCGTTAATTTCCCAGTTTCATTCACAACATCTGTATTTTCGGTAGTTTTTGCTGGGTTCAATGATGGTCTGCAAGCAAACGTCATAAGCATGACTCCAACATCGCCAACTCTATCCAACTTTAGTGCACGCGTGTTTAACGCACCATCTGGTTCTGCACTTGTATTAGCTCCGTTAGGTGGAGTTAGTGTGAGATTTATCGCCATCGGATATTAAAGGAAAGCCCCATGTTCTACTCAAAATCCACAGGCGGTTTCTACGACCGCGAATTCCATAATGTGATCCCAGATGATGCGGTCGAAATCACAAGCGAATACCGCTGGGAAATGATGGACGGCCAGTCCGCTGGCAAGGTCATCGCAGCCGATGCCGATGGCTTTCCGTTCCTGCAAGACCCGCCACCCCCGCCGCCACCTGATCCAAAGTGGGTCGGCGTTGAAATTGACGGTGTAATGTGCAGCGCCACAGGCACAGACCAGAACGGCCTCATGGCTGTATTTATGGCCTATCAATTGCAAGGTGCAAGCTATCCCGGCACAGTGTTTAGCTTTGAAAACGGCAACACATTGAAAATTAACCAAGACAACATTCAGGAATTCATCGAAAAATGGGTTCCGTTTCGTCAATCGTTTTTTAAGCCTGAATGAGCAGCTTTACTGCCCCCGCTGATTTGAGAATGTTGGACAGTTACAGATGGGAATTACTGTCCGACTTTTCTTTTCACGTTGGCAGCTATCCGAGTGACGAAGTTATAACAGTTCCAAAAGGAACAATAACCGACCTTACAAGCGTTCCACGGGTGTTTTGGGCTATGTTTCCGCCTCATGACACCTATGCAAAGGCGGCGATTATTCATGACTGGCTTTATGAAAAGCAAGCCGGTAAAGAATATGCAGACCGGGTATTTTTAGAAGCCATGACGGTTTTGAATGTACCGCGCTGGAAGCGTGAGATTCTTTACCGGGCGGTTGTTTTGTTTGGGCAAAAAGCCTACGAAGGAAAACCATGATCGCAGCACTATTGCCATTTGCCGGGAAATTACTCGACAAGTTTTTTCCAGATCCGCAAGCCAAAGCCGAAGCACAATTGAAACTCGCTGAGATGGCGCAAAGCGGCGAATTGGCGAAGATGGCCGATGAAACAAAACGCGCTGAGATGGCCTACCAAGACACGCAGGCAGAGCACCGGGAACAGCAAGAAACCATCCGCAGCGGTGACAATTCCAGCGATGAATACGTAAGGCGCACACGGCCTTTAATGGCCCGTCAATCGTGGTATGGCGGCGCATTGTTTGCCATTGGCATGGAAGGCGCAAAGATGGCGGGATACGGCACAGGCGCTAACCTTGAGATTGCATTGGTCATAATGGCCCCGGCACTTGCTTACATGGGCTTCCGAAGCGTGGACAAATTCTCAAAGGCGAAAAAATGAAGGACAACTTTGAACAAGCTTTGCGCCATGTTTTGAAGCATGAGGGAGGCTTTGTTAATCATCCAGCCGACGCTGGCGGCATAACAAACTTGGGCGTGACCAAAAAAGTATATGAAGCATACATTGGCCGACCCGTTGACGAAAACACCATGCGAAGCCTCACGCCTGAGATGGTTGCACCACTTTACAAAACCCAATATTGGGACAAAGTAAAAGGTGACAGCCTGCCCGATGGCGTGGACTATGTTGTTTTTGATGCGGCTGTGAACAGTGGCACTAGCAGGGCGGCTAAATGGCTTCAGGCGTGCGTAAATGTTGAAGCTGATGGGGCAATAGGCCCAAAGACTTTGGCCGCTGTAAACGCCGCTGATCGCTTGACGCTGATTGACGACTATTCAAAGCGCCGATTGTCTTTCTTGATGGACTTGAGCCACTGGCCTACTTTTGGCAAGGGCTGGACGCGCAGGGTTTCAGAGGTTGAACAAACCGCGCATCATTTCATCACTTGAGCGACAAGTAAAAGAAGGCCAGCAACGCTACAGGCAAAGAAAGATAGCGCACAAGCACCAATAAAACGAGCCATATATTCATTTGATTGAATTATCTTTTTCAAGATAGTAAAAGATATTTGATGGAAAACCCACGCGCCATTTGGTGAAAGCGTCCGCGTGGGACGTGTTGATAGTGCTGGTTACGTTATCCAGCGCCTGACTAAGGTGCAAGCCGTGTAAGAACACCCAAGGACTGCGCTCCTTGTGCGAGGCCAGAATAGGAACTGGCTCATTCCGGTTGAGTCCGACTAGGCCGACGAGCAGCCGTTTAGACCCGATTGATGGCATCCGAGAACCCCCAGACCTACGCCGCACCGGGATTCCTCCCCTGCCATTGCGCTTAACCATCATTTAACGACCCTCACACCTAAAATGGTTGAAAGATTGTTTGCGTCCCTGAAGGCCGTTAAATGATAGTCCGGGGCCATGAGATACGCCACCCGGCTGGCGCTCAACAACAACTTACCCACCGTGGAGACTCATGAAGAAAGAGACGATGGGGTTGCCTCATGCTTGGTGCTATTCTATCGGCATATCGGCAACAGGTGTTAGCCCCATTTCCCGAGCTTCCTTTTGGAAAGCGGCCCATAAAAGCCCCAATGTAGCGGCTTTCATATCCTCGCCTTTTGAATAGCCCATAGCTTGACCATAGGCGCAGTGAATCACACGTTCAGCGGCCAAGGCTTCTTTTTCATTGATGTTCATTTTGTTTTTCCAATCTCAGCAGCGCCACGAACAATTGCTCGGCGGGTAGCGGCAAATTTATCTCCATTTCCAACAT